CTGCCGTCGGTCTGCACATCGTCAGACACGATCACGCGCAGACCCATGTAGGTCGGCACGTTCACTTCGCCGCCGTAAGCGGCAACCATTGAACCGCCCGACTGGGTTGTGGTGGTGCCACGGGCTTCGGCAGTGCTGACGTAATCGATAGCACGACGCTCAACCAGGTCGTAGTAGACCTTGGAATGCATGCAGATGGCAGTCAGCTTGTCGCCTTGATCGCCCAGCAGGCTGCGGGCTTCGGCAACGTGACGGGGGCTCAGAACAGTCGGAGTGTCAGCGGTCAGGCCGTCGATCGACAGGTCCACGAAGGGAGCGGTCGCGTTATTGCCCAGGGCGCCGAACACGCCGGCCAGGCAGGACAGCAGGTCCTTTTGACGCTGGTTGGCAACGTAGTCAGCGATTTTGGCGCCGATGGCGGCCATGGGATCGGCACCAGCTGCGAGGGCAGCCAAGTCACGAGCCTCAAAAGCACGGCCACGGTGCAGGATGACGCCGACCTGCTTGTCAGCAGTGATCTTGCCGGGGGTCAGCGAGCTGCTGTCGGTCAGCACCTCGAAGTCACCGGACAGATTGGCTTTCCAGAAGGGGACGTTGATAAAGTCACCACCCTCAGTTGCATTCAGCTCCGCCAGGGGCTGCACCACACCGCTAGCCAGGAAGGCATCACGCTGCGTGGTTTGCTCAATGACGTAAGGCGTAAAAACCTCTGGGATGATGATGTCAGAGCGAAGAGTCGCCATGATTCATCTCGGGGGAATGGTTTACGGTGTGGGCGCAGCCCAAAGCACCAGCGCAGCCGGTTGGCAATAGCTTAACGGTTAGCTGCTGCTTTCATGCGATCGTACAAATCACGATCAGTGCGGAACAGTCGCGCCTGTTCAGTCAGATTGAAGCTATCGCGGCTGAATGGGTTTGCCATGCCAGCCGGGATGCCGCCAGTGCTAGCCCCGGCTGATGGCGCGCCGCTGCCCTGCGGCTTGGGTTGCTTTTGCATCCATGCCGGCAGCGTCTTCGCCCACTCACTGACGGGTGTGCGCTGGTAGCCATCAACCACGACGACGGTGCCGTCAGGGTCGCGTTCAATCTGATCAGCGCTCAGCTTGGTCTTGAGCACCAGGTCGGGGTCATGCACGATGTCAGCCAGAGCCGTCACCGCTGGCGTGACCAGTTCCAACTCGCGCACGCGGCTTTCCAATGCGGCAATGCGCTGGTCCTTTTCCGTCGTCGCCTCACGGAACTGCTGCTCCAGAGCTTGTCGCGCCTCTTGATACTTGCCTTGCGATTCAAGTTGCTGTTGCTCGTGGTTGCGCTTGAACTCCAATAGCTCATTGACATCAACCCCATCAGGCAATGCTGGCGTCTTTTTGGCAGCACGCAATTCTGCAATCAGCTCTTTATTTTTGCGCTCAAGCGCTTCCACACTGCGTTGCAATGCGTCGTTATTGTCACCCCCGGTAGCCGCAGGCTCCTGGGTTTGTGTTTCATCGGACATGGATAAGCCGCAGGCTTAATTACGCTGTCATCGTACCAGCTATGCCGATAATGGCACGCGAATGGGATACACCAATACGCGGCCCGTGGAATGCACTGATCAAGCAGGCGCTAGATGCGATCGACCGGCATGAGCACCTGTACCGCAGCACCGGCAACGGCTGGCACGCCGCCAAGGCGCATGAGTTGCGGCAGTACATCACTGAGCTAAAGGACTGGATTCACCAGCGGGAAGCTAGCTCCATTTGCTGCGATCCGCCCAGAATGCAGCACTGAGCTTGCCTTTAGCGATATTCTCGGCATGACGCGCCTTGAACGATGCCCGTCTGGCCTTCGCTGCTGCTGTTTCTCCTGTTCGTGGTGGTGAGCCAGATACCCCCTGCTGGCCGAACCTGATCAGCTTGACGGTTTCGCCATCCTTGGCCAGTACCGCGTGCGATTTGGTTGGATGCTTAGGCGTCCGCTTGGGTTTGTTGTAACCCTCAAACTGCTCGCCGCGATAAGTAATCATCGCCGTGGTGCAGGTTTCAGCTCTGACCGCTTTTTGATGACCGCGTTGCCGGTTGACTCGGACTTGATCCGAACGATTGGATCATCCATGCTGCCAACGCGGGTGACGCTGCCGCCGCCTTGCGTTGGTATGGTCGCCCGCTCACCGCCAATGCTGGTGATGACGCCAAAGGTGCGGGTGCCTTGGTAGTTCCAGCTAACACGGTCGCCGCGTTTCATTTCTTTTTGCCTCCTTTCTTAGGCATGGGCTTTTGAGGCTTGGCTGGTCCGGTGTACTTAGGCATCACTTTTTACCTTTGGGTTTACGGGTTTTGCCGGCTTTGGACAGGGCGATGGCAACGGCTTGCTTTTGCGGCTTGCCGGCCTTCATCTCAGCTTTGATGTTGGCTGAGATGGTTTTCTGTGAGCTACCTTTCTTTAACGGCACCGTATCGAGCCCGCAACTGATCCAAGGTTAGCTCTGACCCATCATCGCGGACCAGCTTGGCGATGGCGTCCTTGGGTCCGTACTTAGCCGACAGCTTGTCGAAGTAGGCAACCTTGTTTGCACCGAGCGCTTTAGCTTTGGTTGGCAGGTCTTGCTTGGCAAGCCACTGGCCATAGGACTCATTTGCCGGCACCATGCCGCCTGCTGCAGCGCGTTTACTCGCCGGCGGCGGGGCAAAGCCTAAGGCGTCATAATCGATCACCGGAACGGTCGTGCTGCGACAGTTGAAGTGCTGCGGAGGCGTTGGTCCCTTGCCGTATTCAAACTCACGGCCATCAAGCGCCCGGCAGATCGCACTGGTGCGGGTGTCAAGCGTTGCGACGTAGCGATATCGCGGTGTGATGTCCTGGTTTGCCTCGTAGACCTGCTGGCTGGCGGTATTGGCTACCTGGTTGATGCTCGTCCGCACCAAGGCGATGACCTGGTTGTCGGCTACGGCTGTTGCCTGCCCGCCTGCGGCAATGAGCTGCTTGACGGTTTTGGCCTCCTCGCCAAATTGCAAGCTGCCGATCAGCCGCTTAGCAATAGCAGGCGTCGGCTCGCCGGTTAGCAGCCCCTGCCGCACCACTTGCGAAAACCGCTCGGCTTGATCAACGGCAATGCCACGAAATGCCTTGCTGACTACCTCGCCATTGGGCAGCGTGATCGTGGCACCCTGGGCAGCGGTCAGGCTGAACGTTGCCGGTGCGCCTTGCACTGCAGCGAACAGGTCATCACTAAGCGCCACCACGTTGATTTGGGTTGGGTCAGTTGTGACCACCGACTGCGCAAACTGCGGGCTGATCTCAACGGTGCGTACTGCATCACGGGCGCCAGCAGGCAATGCACGTTGCAGCTGATCGGCCACAAACTCAGACTGCAACTGCGCGATGCCCTGCAGCTCGGTTGCGGTTATTTCGGTTGCGTCACCAGCCCAGGTGCCGAGGCTGTCCTTTAGCTGCGCAAGGATCGCCCGCAGTCTGGCAGCCTTGACCGGAGCGGCTAGCTCATCAATAGTGCGGAGCTGATTGACCGCATCAATAATGATGTCGTTGTAAGCATTGATGATGCGCCGGCCAACGCTATTGCTAAACCTATTTAGGTCAATGGCGTTGCGGTATAGCGATTCTGGCGTTGACATTAGATGATACCTAGCTGATCGGGGCGATACTGCGACCTGATGCTTACATCAGCACCACGGGCAAGGGCGCCGTTAACCGCTGCTGCAAAGGCCTCATAGCCATTTTGGCCGTCTTCGTACAGCACCACTTGGTCTACCTCATCAGCCTTACCGCCTTTGTAATACTTCATGCGCACAATGGCCAGGATGTTATCTGGCAGCTCGCACATGGTGTAATCAATTTCAGGCTTCCTCGGTTTCTTCGGCTCCACCCAGATCATCACTGCTATCAACCAGTCTGTCAGGACGTCCAGCATCCGATAGGTCAAGCCCCGCATTGGATGTGGCCTCCAGTTCCTCGTCCACATCAAAGTTATCGCCCAACACGTCGCCTTCGGCAAGCTCGCGGAGCAATGTCTCCTGCGAGATGGTGCCAGCGGTGTACAGCGACAGCAGCGCGGCGATGTCCTGCGGTTCAAGGCGTGCGCCGAGGAAGTCACGGTTGACGTAGGCGCTGCCGGCGGCAGTGGCATTGCCGAGGTACTGCGCGTGAAACTGCAGGCAGTTGTCGATCATGTCCTGCATGTTTTGCGCAATCACCATCATGGTGCTGTCGCCTTGGCTGCGGTCAATGCGCTTTGCCTCAGCGGTCTCGGCGCTCAGCTTCTGACCTAGCACTGCGGACAGGCCAAGCTCATTGATCTGCAACGCAAGCTGCTCAAGCCGGCGGAACTGCGCCTCGAAGCTGCGGCCTGCAGGCTCGATGTATTCGGCGCGGCCTTCAGCAGGAAATGCGATCGCCTCACCAGGTCCGGCTGATACCTCTTCTGCTGCTGACGGGAACCCATAAAACGCCAGCATCGGTACTGCTGAGATATGCAGCTGGTTGTCGAGGTCCGACTGCACTTGATAGGTCTTTAGGTTCAGCTCTGCGATGTCCTCAAGTGGCGGCCGTGACTCCATGAAGCCATGACGCTGCGCGTAGGCGATGCTGAACGGAATCTGGCCAAGGCTGGTGCGGCCTTCATCGACAACGGTGAACTCACCGCTGTCCTGCTTGCGGTGGATGCGGTACTCGCCAGGCGTTAGGACACGAACCTGCTCGACTGCCTTTTCGCCAAACTCGCCATCAGGCACTGTGACCACTTCCGATAGCCGCAGTTGGGTGAGCACTTGCTTGCCCTCTTGCGTCTCGGTGCGCCAGCCAAGGATCTGCCGAGGGGTGTATGTCACCCAATAGGGTCGACCCCCATTAGCCGGTGCATCCACCAATGTACCAATGTGGCCATAACGGACCATTTTGCGGGCTGCTTCATAAGTCCAGACATTGAGGTCATTGCCTTGCAGGTCTACGTCGAATAGTTGCTCGCGGATGATGTCAGCGGTGTCATCCAGTCGGACGGGCTTGCGGGTCAGCATGCCGGCCAACATGCGCTCTAGGCGGATGTAATACGGCGGGCAGACGCTACGGGCTAGGCGGTTGTCGTAGGACTCGTCTAGCTCGCGTGGTTCTTGCGGCAGGTAACGGCGATGCTTCTTGCGCATGCCGTAGGTGCCCTGCAGCAGATCCTCGATCAGGATCCAGTGTGGCTCTTGCGCGTACCAGCTTGTATTAGGGTCATTGACCTTCGATACGGTGCGCTGCGCTAGCGGCCGGTCGTAGAAGTTGTACCCGCTATACACGACCGCTAACTGCTGACAATGGTGTCAGTTTACGGCTTCAGCCCCTGATGGCAGGCCGGGTGGTTGTGATGCGCCTGCACGGCCTGGTCACGGCCGACGCTGATGCCGACGCCGTACATCATGAACAGCAGCGTCAGGGCTGCGAAGCGATTGAGCCAGGGGTTGGTGGTCATGGTTGAAATGGTAGTGGGCGGCCGGGTGGCCGTGAGCAAAAGATACCAGCGTTTGCCGCCGTGGTCAACCCTAGTAGAGCCGAATGCCCGTACTCCGGCCAGCGCCAGCGTGCAGCGGGTTGAACTCACGCCATACCAGGTAGCCGAGCGCGTCGTTCATGTGGTCAAAGCCCGCGTCCTTGTCCGGCTCGCCCTTGTCGGTGTAGCACTGCAGCTCTAAGCATTCGATGACCCGCTTGCAAGTTTCTGACACCTGCAACCTGACCTGCCCTTTGCCGTTTTCCAGCAAAGCCTGAACAGCAGCCACCCGATCACGAACGGGAGGATTTGCTCGCGGCGACTGGTTGGACATGCCATAGCTCTCAAGGATCTGCACATCGGTCTGGCTTGCGTTGGTGCTGCGGTTGCCGCCGCTGGCGTCTGGGTAGGCGTACATCCGCCTATCGGGGTAACGCCTGACCACCTCCTGCGCCAGTGCGTCGGTGTCGTGAGCGCCGCTGATCTCATCAATCACCAGCAGGCTGCTGCCAAGCTTGATAGCGATCACCGCCGACATGTTGCCAACGTTGAAATCAACGCCAACCCTTAGCGGCTCGCGGTCAGTATCCGGCAGCTCGCTGACCACATGCTTAGCGCGGTCGAAACGGTCATACACCTGCCCAGTGGTCAGGTTGACGAACTCGCCGTCTAAGTACGCCCGCAGCAGGCTTGGGTCGTAGTTGGCTTCCAGCCGCTCGATGAAGTCCGGCGGCAGGTGCGGGTTGTCAACCGTGCGCATCTTGATCAGATGCCGGTCAGGCCTTGCTTTAGCCTCATCACTGCCAAACGTGTTCCACATCCAGCGGAACCCCTCCGGCGTCGATGCCGCGCCAAACTGCCTGACATTGCCGCTGCGGAGTCGGCCAAGGATCTTCGGGAATGCCTTGTTGGCAATGCTGGGCGTCACGGTGTCGATTTCGTCAGCCAGCACCCAGGCAAGGTTCAAGCCGATGATGCGTGACCAGTTCTCAAAGCTGCGGCAAAGGATCTTTGTGTCACCACCTGGCAAGTGCAGCATGTACTCCGGCAGCGGGCTAGCCCTGAAGGTGTACGGGATGTCGTACGCCTCTAGGAATGCCTCGAAGTCCGTCTGCCAGATGTCGCGGATCAGCGGTCCGGTCGGCTCCATGACGCAACCAATAAAGCCCTGGTTGACTGCTGCCAGCATCACGGCCTTAGCGCATAGTGCCCTGGTCTTGCCAGCGCCGTAGCCAGCCGAGATGCCAAGGATCTGCGTTGCGGTGTCATCCACAAACGCAAGCTGCCCAGGGTGCAGGTCAGCGCGGATGCGGGCAACTAGATCACCCGTATCCTCTGGCGTCTGCTGCTGCATGAATGCGAGCAGCGGCACTGGTTCACAGATGCCGCTGACGATGCTCACAGGATCTTGCGGACAACAGTCTTGATGCTGCCATCAGGCTGTACAGCAATCCTGTGTAGGATGCGCGGCTCGTCGCCTTTTGGCTTAAGGAGCCGACCAACGGCTGTAACAGTAGGTTTCATTCTTCTTCAGCGTTAAACAGTGATTCCATCAACTCAGCCTTAGCGATCTCTAAACAGCCGATCAGCTCAACGGCTGTCAGCTCAGAGTCGTTCATGGCCTGAGCGACTGCAGCGAGGAAGTCTTCCATGGTGTGACGTGGTGTCGGCTGGAGCTTACCAGATTTAACGCCTGCGTCCACCAACAACACGCTTTCTAGCGGCTTCCCTGACTTGCATGGCCATGTTACGAATGCTGCCAGATGCTTTAGGCATGATGCCGATTGGGTTGCGCACCACGGACTGGTCTAACCCAAGCTGCTTGCCAACCGCTCTCTGCCTGTTGTAAATCGCGTTTGCCGCGCTTCTAGTGATAGCGCTTTGCGTATTGAGTTTTTGTGAAAGGTAAGTAGATGTGCGCGGCGCCAAAGCGCGTGCGCGACGTGCCGCCACGCCTTTAAGAGAGGTGTCGACTTTCCGAACAGGCTTGGACGCATTAGCAGCAGCGCGACTTGCGTTCTTGGCAGCAAGGCGGTCTTTTGCTTGACGCATATTGCGCTGAGCCGCCATTGAGTTGTCACGGCCAGGAAGCCTGCCTGTTTGCAGGAAGTTCTGAGCGCGCTCAAGCGTCATACCACGCTTCAATGTTCGTTGGTATTGCCTGCCTTGAGTTGCACCAGTGCGCTCGGCACGAGTGATTGCGGCAAGATTTGCCCTGTTTGCAGCAGCTTTGCGCTCGACGCGGCTGACAACTTGAGCTTTGGTGTTGCCTTTAGTGCGCTGCTTTGCAACAGTTGACTGCGGTCTAGCCGCTTTCATTGTTTTGGGACCTGCAGGCGTGGCAGGAATGACGGAAGCGCGATCAGTCCTGAGCTTGCGTCTGGTCTCTGTTTTTATTTTCAATCGGTCTGTTGCCGCTTGGCGTGCAGATGAAACCTGAGGCTTGGCTTTAATCGCCCCTGGCTTGAGCCCCTTGGGCTTGCCGATGGTGCCTTTAGGTGCAGCTGATGCCTGCATGGTCTGCGTAGCACGCTTCTTACCGCTAGCAGTCTTGAGCCGGCCGCCACGAGCAGTAGCGCCTGCGCCCTTTGGAGCAAACCTGCCTCGGTTGTCTCGTGCGTAACGGCGTGCCATGGCTAACGCTGCAATACAGACAGGTTAACTAGCTCATCTCAAACCGCAGCAGCCGGGCTTGCTTCTCTACAGCAGTCATAGCAAGGCCGACTTGATTGTTCTCGCGTGCAATGCGCTCATAATCTTGCAGCCGAGCCAAGGCAGCCTCTAACCATTGAGGCCGCTCTAACTCGGCATCAAGCGCCATCAGTTTGCGTGCTTCAGCAAGATAATCACGCACTTGACGTTCACTTACTCCCCACTTTTCGGAACCGTATTGAACAATTTGATTATGATTCCATGCGCGCAGAAGCAATCCATAAACCTCATTTACACGGTTTTGGATCTCGTCTTTGGTGCTTTTGCGCGCCATTGTATTACTCCCGGATTTGAATCGGCATGATGAGATACGTCTGCTCTGTCATGCTAGTCGGCCTCAGCACGACTGGCGTTGTTGCACTATTGGCCGACATTGTAACAGTCTCTGCTTGCCGCATGGCCTTCAGGCCATCAAGCAGGTAATGGACATTGAACGCCCATGCGCCGGTGCCGTCGCCGTCGTAGTCAAGGCGCTCCTTGCCATTGTTGGCATCAGCCTCGGCGGTGATGACCACATAGCCATCGACTGCAGTGAGCTTGACAACTGAGTTGTGCGCCTCTGCGATCAGCGCGACACGCTCCAGGCACCGGGCAAAGCGGTGCCGGTCCAAGGTCATGGTGTGCTCAAAGCTGGCGGGCACCAGCGCCGCCACGTCGGGGTACTTGCCATCAAGGATGCGGCTGTAGATGGTGATGCCGTCGCCTGCATCGATGACGGCCTGACCGGCTGCTGCTGCCACGGTGACGGTGCGATCCTGCAGCAGCTTCATCGTGCTGGCGGGTAGCACCAGGTCAATGCCGTCTGGTAGCGCTACGGGGATACGCATGAGCCGGTGGCCGTCGGTGGCCTCCATGTAGCCGGCTGCCATGTGAATGCCGGAGAGCATGGCCTTGCTGATGTCTGTACTACAACACGGCAGGCAGGCGCGTACACCGTCGGATAGCGATAGCTCAGCGCCAGGTGCCTCTACAACCGGCATGGCGGGGTAATCCTCAGCATCCATCGCTGCAAGGCCGTAGGAGGCCCCACAGGCCGTCAGAGCGCCATCTGACAGGGTGAGCACCTCGCCATCCTCAAAGCGGCTTACAAGCCCCGCTAGCAGCCTGTGCGGCAACGCGACGGTGCCAGATGCCTCTACGGCTGCGGGGACCGTGACGCTGATGCCAAGGTCCAGGTTGAAGCCGGTGACGGTCATGGTTGCGCCATCGGCAGCAAGCAGGCAGCAGCTCAAGATCGGGTGGCTGTTGCTGGTGCTGATGGCTGGGGCAATGGTGCGTAGCGCATGGGCGAGGTCGCCCTGCGTGGTAATGAGCTTCATTGGTGTAGGTGTGTGAGATACCAAGCAGCCTTGGCTAGGTCAATGTCGCCAGCCTTAAGCCTCTCGCGCCAGCAGTATTTCATAACATTGCCTTTGATGTAACCGCGCCATTCCTCTGGTGTGAGTGCTGCGCGGATTGCATCAATGCATTCAATGCTGCTGCTGGTGTAGTGGCTTGGGTGGTCAACGGGATCCGACACTGGCCGCTTGGGTGAGGTAAAGGATGATGCGGTCGTAATCAGCGGCAAAGCTGGCGACCAGTTCAGCGGGGATGGGCACGCCGTCATCGGTGGCATTATCCACGACTGCGGCGGCATAAGCAAGTGCATGGTCCATGGTGTCGCTGAGGCGATTCAGGACTGGTTGCTGCTTGGGTGAGATGTTGACGAGATCCATGTGATGACATAAGCGACAAGCTGCTCAACCATGCGGCGTGGGATGTCCCCGCGCACATTGGCAAGCGCATCGGACACTAGCCGGTGATAACCAGCAACGGTAAGTCCACTGTCGCAATTCGACACCAACGCCCGGCTGCGGATCAACTCCGCCCGTGACACCCCAGCTGCTGCCGCCTGCTGGTCTAGTGCCAGCAGGTCTGCAGGCTCAAACCGGACTTTGATTTCACGCATCAGGCAGGCTCCAAAGGCGGCAGATTAGGGCATGTCCCACCTCAAACGCAGGTAGGGCAGAAGTGGGACGGGGCAGTTTCCATGCAGCGCAGGCGTTCTCGGCATCCGTCCTACCTTCCTCTCCTACTCTTAAAGAGTAATAAAAAGAAGAGAAGGAAAGGGCGCGTAGGGGATTCTGCGAAGTAGGTAGGACACTGGCAGGTAGGGATGATTGCCTCAAATCTCCTGCGCCGGAAAGGATCTCAGCGATTTTGAGGTAGGACACCATCCCCACCTAGGTAGGACATCACCGCCGGTAGACGTAAGCCCTGCTTCCGCCGATACTGCCTCGGTAACGCCTGTAACCCAGCCGC